GTAAGAGTTACTCCTTCAGGGGGTTCATCTAATATTCAGGGAGTTAGCACAGGTAGTGGATATATTCAAATAGACCAAGGTGAAGGATGTATCTTAGTATGGAACACAGGAGAAGGTAAGTGGTTTATGGTCGGTAATAACGGAACTACTTTTGTATCATAGGTAAATTAAAATGGCAATTTTAACAACGAAACAGAAAAAACTAGCAATCGAACAATTGATTGCAGATTTTGATTCATCCGCAAACGAATACTATATTGGTATTGGTAGGTCAGAGGATTGGAATGACTCAGATGTAGCACCCACTGCTCAATCTCATTTGTATGAGGAAGAGGATTTTCGTGATGGTCTACAATCTGTCAAGAAGGTTGTTGATAGAACATTTGTTGTACCAAGATACAACTGGTCATCTGGTGCGATTTATTCCGCATATGATGATAAACAAGTTGGGTATCCTACTCAGACATACTATGTCATGAATGACAACAACCAAATTTACATTTGTTTACAACAATCAAAAGATGCAACAGGGGCTGCACAAGCATCAACAGTGCAACCAACTGGTAACACAACTGGTACTCCATTTGCTACGGCAGATGGTTATATCTGGAAATTTGCTTATTCAATCTCTGCGATTGATGCTAACAAGTTTGTCGCCGCAAACTTTATTCCTGTAAAATTACAAACTGCAACAGACTCAAGTTCACAAGCATCTGACATCGAACAATTTACTGTCCAGAACAATGCAAGAAAAGGACAGATACTTGGATTTGCTATTGACTCTGGTGGTGCAGGATACACCTCAAACCCAACACTAACAGTAAATGCATATGGATATGATAGTGCATTAGGATTCAGAGGTACTGATTCCGCAGGTGGGGGTGGTCAACTTACTGGAACAACACTTCTAGAAACTGCTAAAGGTGGACTAACCATCTCTGGTGGTATTGTTGTGAAAGCAGAAATCATTGATTCCTCTGGAACACTTATGTTCGGAAGTGGACAAAGAAAAGCAACAGTAACAGTATCAGGTGGTGGGTCACCTACTAAACCTGCATCTATCAGACCAATTATTGGGTGCGTAGATGGTATGGGTGCTGACCCAAGAGATGACCTAAAGTCAACTGGACTTATGATGTCTATTAAGGCAACTGGTTCGGAGACTACAGATGGTCAGTCTGACTTTGTGGTTGGTAATGATTTCAGAACAGTTGGAATTATTAGAAATCCATTGCAAACAGACTCATCTGCTAACGGTGTAGTATACTCAGAAAATACTGGTCTTGCTCTGAAGAAACTCAAGTTCTCTTCAGTAACTCAGGCATTTACTCCAGACAACAGAATTAAAGGTGCTACTAGTAATGTAGAAGCACTGATAGATAGAGTTGATTCATCAAATGTATTCTATCACCAAACCAGAGATACTGGATATGGTGACTTTGCTACAGGTGAATCGATTTCAGAAACAAATGGTAATGGTGCAGGGTTGTTAGATTCTTCACAAGCACCATTCGTAAAACCAGAGATTGATACTCGTGACGGTGAAATACTCTATATTGATAATAGAGCATCGGTGACTCGTGCAAGTGACCAAACTGAAGATATCAAAGTCGTAATACAAATTTAGGGTATAAGAGATGCCAAATACATTTACAGAATCAGTTTTCTCATCTACTTACAAAGATGACTTTATTGATAGTGACAATTATCACAGAATTCTATTTAATTCTGGTAGAGCATTACAAGCAAGAGAGTTAACTCAACTACAGACTATTATTCAAGAAGAGATTGCACGATTTGGTCGTAATATCTTTAAGGAAGGTGCTTCTGTAAATCCAGGCGGGCCTAGTATTACTAGTGATTATGAGTTCGTCAAAATCGAATCTACAAACATTCCTACAGATACATCAACTTTGATTGGTGTAACTCTTACACAATCTGGTGGAACAAACGACACAGTACAAGCAAAGATTTTACAGTTTGTTGGTGCAGAAGGTTCTGACCCAGATACACTTTATGTTCAGTATGTTAATACTTCTGGTGCAGGACAATCAAATACTAACCCAATAAGATTCAACGCAGGAGCAACACTAACAGGTGCTTCTTCTGGTAACCTTACAGTTCAATCCATAAATACAACTGCAAACCCTGCCGTTGGTCAAGGTTGCTTATTTGCAAACGGAGCAGGAGACTTCTTTACTCGTGGACATTTTGTCTTTACTAAAGGACAGAAGATTCTACTTTCCAAGTATACAAGATTCCCAACTAAAGTTGTTGGTTTCAAAATAACAGAAGACATTGTTACTTCTGCTGACGATAATGCACTATTTGATAATCAGGGTGCAGTGCCTAACTTATCATCGCCTGGTGCTGACCGATATAGAATTCAACTTACTTTAACAACAAAAGACCAGATTGCAAGTGGTGAAAACTTTGTTTACTACTGTGATGTGGTAGATGGTAACATTGTTGACCAAGTAACTGGTGCAGACGATTACAATAAAATTAACGAAGTTCTCGCACAAAGAACTTTCGATGAATCAGGTAATTATATTGTCAAAAACTTTGACGCAGATTATAGTGATTCTGGTACGAACTTTATCGCATCGATTGGTGATGGGGTTGCGTATGTCAATGGTTATCGTGGTGCTACAGAGAAACCTACAAAACTTACTATTCCAAAACCTAGAACAACAGTCACAAATACTAATGAAAACATAGGTATTGGTTATGGTCAATATATTAATGTTGAAGGTGGTGCTGATATTTCTGGTGACTTATCAGACAATTCATTCGAACAGTTAGTATTAGTTGACTCTTCTGGAACAAATGCTAAACTAGGTGGGTCAGGTAACGGTGGTAAAATCGGAACTGCTAGATTAAGATATCTAGAAGAAGATGGTGCTGACCATAAAGCATATCTATTTGATATTCAAATGGATGCAGGTAAATCATTCCGTAATACTAAAATGATTGCAAGGGTTGGAGAGACCAATCAGTTTGCCAAGGTTGTACTTGAGAATTCTAAGTGTGTTCTAAAAGAATCACAAAAAGTAAACAATATCTACACTACACCTAATCCAAGACCTAAGTCTGTTACAGATGTAGACTTTGAAGTTCAAAGAGTAATTCCTAACTTAACACCAAGTGGTGGTAATATTACTGGTTCATTATCTGTTGCAGGTGAAGCATTCGCAAACTCTGGTAGTTGGATTGTAGTAAGAATGGATGGCACTAGTGGTGCAACTGTTGTTAGTCCTACAATTAGTTTAGGTGCAGGTAATACATCTTTCACAATATCAGGGGGAACTCCTGCTATTTCAGGTTCAACTGGTTCATACACTGTATATGCAAAAGTCCAGAAGAGTTCACCAACTCTTGTTAATAAAACACTTACTACTGTAACTGGTAGTGGTGGTGTATCTAATAATGAAGTTAATTTACACAGAACAGACTTGTATGATGTAGAATATATTAGACAAGACTCTGCAAACGGAACAGATATATCAGGAAACTTTACAATTGATAATGGTCAGAGAGCAGGGTTTTATGACAATGCAAGACTAAAACTAAGTCCAGGCGCATCATCACCATCAAGTGTGTTCTATAAATTTAGACACTTCTTGCATGGTACTGGTGATTATATAGCAGTCAACTCATATACTGGTCAAGTAAACTATGAGGATATTCCTGCATTTAATACTCCTGCTGGCGTAACAATCAATCTGCGTGATGTGATTGACATGCGTTCTGCCGTGGATTCAGATGGAAACTTTACTGGGACTAGAGCAAATGTCATAGAACAACCTACACCTTCTGATATCTTTCAGGCAGACATTGAATACTATTTACCTCGTTCTGATAAGATTGTAGTTAACACAGAAGGTGAGATTAAGCATATTCAAGGACAAGATGGGTTTGGTTCACAGATTCCAGATACTCCTGAGAATACACTGGCATTGTATGACTTAACACTAAATGCATATGGTCTAAATGATTCTGACTTGGTATCAACACCAATCAGAGCAAAAAGATTTAGAATGCAAGATATTGAGAAACTTGAAGGTAGGATTAATAAACTAGAAGAAGTTACATCTCTAAGTCTTCTTGAGAACTCTACTGACTCATTACTAGTATTGGATGGTTCTGGTAATGTTAGAACTAAATCAGGATTCTTTGTAGATAACTTTGCAGATAGAAACTTCTCAGATACAACTAACTCAGAATACAGAGCAGGTATTGACCCATCAAGAGGAATATTACAACCTGCTACTTTTGAAGATAATATTGAGTTAATATATGACTCATCCGCATCATCAAATACTATCTTGAAAGGTGATACAGTATATCTGAAACATACTGAAGTTCAAGCAATAGCACAAGAACTTGTATCAGGAACAGAGAATGTAAACCCATTTGCGGTTATTACTGGTGAAGGTAATATTACTTTGTCACCTGCTTCAGATGAATGGGTACAAACAAAATATGCTCCTGCTAATGTAATTAACAAAGAAGCAACCAGAGAACTCCCAGACCTGAATGAAGGTAACCTCGCAGTAGGAACTGCTCGTAATAGAGGATTAGGTCAATGGGCATGGAGTGGTGCTACATTTATTCCATTGATTGGATTTGGATTTGAGCCAGGCATCAATATCTTTGGTGGATGGGCAAACTGGGTTACATGGAATAATAATGGTGTTTCTCAAACAAGTTCTCAGAGAGTTGGCAATAATTTAGTCAATAGATTCGAACAAAGAGTTGTTGTTGGACAAAAAACAGTAAACAAAGTTGTTGGAGATAAATCTATATCTTTAACATTCATACCGTTCATCCGTTCAAGAAAACTGTTCTTCAGAGCAGAAGGTCTTAGAGCAAACACTAGATACTTCCCATTCTTTGATGGTGTAGCAGTTGATAACTATGTGAGAGAAGAGACTTTCAAAAGAAAAACAGAAGCACAACAGGAAGCAAACCAACTAAAATATGGTAATAAGCACAGAAATGCTACGGAACACCCACAAACTAAATCTAACCTAGTATCTGATGGTAATGGTGAGATTACAGGGTCGTTCTTCATTCCTTCAGGTAAAGAAACTCTTCGTTTCCGTGGTGGAACTCGTGAATTCAAACTTCTAGATGTAAGTGTAGATAATGGTAGTGAACTGTCAAGTGCATCTGTAAACTATGTTGCACAGGGAACTATAGACACAAGACAAGAAACAATTACATCAACTCGTATTACTACAGTAAGAACACGAAGGTGGACTGAGACTCAAAGGGTGAGAAGAAGAGACCCACTTGCTCAGTCCTTTGCCGTGACTACTGGTGGTGGAATGTTTGTCACCGCAGTAGAGTGTTTCTTTGCAAGTAAAGATACAGATGTTCCTATTGAACTTCAAATCAGACCCATGGTAAATGGTTCTCCATCTGCTACTGATATCATTGGTAATGCGATTAAGTTCCTTGCGCCTGGTAGTGTAAATACAACTGCCATATCTGGTGCAACACAAGCAACTGTAGTTGCTAACCCAACTAAGTTTACTTTCGATGAACCAATCTTCTTGAACCCAGATACAGAATATGCAATTGTTCTGTTGGCAGAATCAATTGATTATAACGCATATGTTGCAGAAACTTATGCTTTCGAACTAGGTTCAACAGAGAAAAGAATTAGCAGACAACCTTCTATGGGTTCATTGTTCAAATCACAGAACGGAACAACATGGGAGCCTGACCAGACTAAAGACTTGATGTTCAGAATTTACAGAGCAGACTTTGATACTAATGGTGGATTCGCAGTATTCGAAAACGCAAGTGTTGAGAAAGAAACTCTTGAAAGTAATCCTCTGCATATTAATCACTCTACAAATACTATGACGGTATTGATGCCAAATCATGGATACGATGTAGGTGATACTGTAAGGTTAGAACAATTAGATAGTGAAGACTATGATACTTTTGGTCTAAAAGGCGCACAGTTAACCTTCCCACATGGTGACTCTGGTGGTAGAAGAGCAATTACTGCTGTAGATGGATTTGGATTCCAGTTTACACAAACAGGTGCAACTTCAAGTGGTAGATTCGGTGGTAATAATATTGCTGTTGATAAACAGATTCAGTTTGATTTAGCAATACCTCAGTTTACTACATTGATTCCAGAAGATACTACAATTAATTACAATGCTAAGTTTACTACTGGAACATCCCTTGCAAAGGTTACTGGTAACCAAGTAAGATATCAGAAAGATGCAAACTTCAGTCAAGAAATATTTGTAAACGAAGAGAATAGATTTGATGCTCCAAGATTGATTGCAAAAGATTCAAATGAAACTACAAACCTAGGTGCAGGTGTCAGGTCAACAACATTCAAACTTGATATGTCAACTGCAAGGTCAAATGTATCACCTATTATTGATGTACAAAGAGCATCTTTGTCTACTCAAGGAAACCAGATTGACAGGCAAACAAGTGATGCTAATCCACCAGCGGATGCTACTGGTAGTGGATTCAATGACCCATTGAATTTCCAACTTGAGACTGCAAACTTTGGTGGTTCTTCATTGGCAAAACACATGACTTCAGTGCAGACTCTAGAAGAAACTGCCGTTGGTCTAAAGATTATTGTATCTTGTTTGAGACCTTCGGAAGCAAGATTTGATGTGTACTTTAGGACTGCCGCCTCAGATGAGAACATAATTGATAAAGATTTTGTCTATCAAGCACCAGAGCAAGATATTGCACCAGATGCAGAGAACTTTAGAGAGTATCGTTTCTTAGCAGGTGGTAATGGTGGAACACTGGATGACTTCACTCAGTATCAAGTTAAGATTGTTATGAAATCATCTAACTCATCTAGAGTACCAATATTTAAGGACTTGCGTGTAATCGCAATGGCAACATAATGTCCAAGTTGATAATGGTAGATGGACATGACGGATTGGCAAGAACTGCTTCTGGGGGCATCGTTAATATAAATAAAGATGAAATCAGAAGTGCTAAAGAAGCAAAAAGAAAGAGAATAGCAAAAGAGGAAGAGTTTGAAACACTAAAACAAGATGTCGAGGATATCAAAACTCTCCTTCATAAACTTGTAGAGAAACTATAATGGCAACTAACGCACCAACACAAGTAATTATTACTGATACTTTCAGTCAACAAGTCGATAAGATTAACACTATATCTTTGGATTTAGGTGCTACTGGTCGTTTGCTGACGAATCAAGATTCAGATACTATCTCTGCAATCAACGAACATGACAGTGCTATTCGTGGTACTAATACTGGTTTAGTTGCTAGTGTTTTAACAACAACAAAAAAGAATTTAGTCGATGCAATCAATGAGTTAGATAGTGATATTGGAGCAAACCCTGCATCCACTTTGACTACAACTGCAAAGACAATTACAGGTTCATTAGTTGAGTTAGATAGTGATGTGGGTGTTATATCCACACTATCAACGACAAATAAATCAAATTTAGTTTCTGCTATTAATGAATTGTTTACTTCTGTTAATGTGGATTCAGATGGTAAGAATGCACATCTAGACACAACAGGTGTCATGGAATCTCTAGAGAATCTTGACTCCGCAGTAGGTAATCTTGGTTTCGTAACAACATTTCCTGCTTCCGTAGTAGATTTAACAACTGCCGTTAACAATGTAAGGACTGATTTATCCTTGCTAGATAGTGATAATACTTCACTAGATGGTAGGTTAGGAGCATTAGCAAATCTAGACTCTGCTTTTGTCGGTACAGAGAGAAGCAGTATGGTAAACGCACTAAACGCATTGAGGGCAGATATCGCACTAATCTTTGATGAGAATGGCACTCAACTTAACTGATGACAGGGGCAAATTATGAGTTATGGCAATGCCATTCCAATCAGACTCAAAGACTCTTCTGATGTTACTAAGGGTCTTCAGAGATTCAATTCATCTGACGAGGATTATCTTGCCCACAAAGTAGGCCCTCTTCTAGTACAGTCTGACTCAAACAATCATGGTGCATTGGGTATATTCCGATATGATAGCACTGCTCTAGGATTAGGTACTTTAGTCAATACAATACTTGACCAAAATGTTGGTGCAGGTGGTAATAGTTCTGTAACTATCACTCAAGATAATACTACCCTTTATAGAACAAATAGACAAACCCAGATTGCTCAATCTGCAACAATTGGTGGCATAAATCATTTTCATCCTGCATCAATGGATTCTGATGGCAAGGGCAGAATGGTTATCAGTGAAATGGATTCAGACCAGTTTGGTACACTTGTTGACCGTATCAATGGTAAAGTCATTGATTCGGATTTGATTGGTGCATATAAGTTAGCAGTTGGTAGTTCAAGTGGTGGAAGTCAGTCTGGATATACAGAAGTATTGCCTAATTTCTTTGGTGATACTATAAGAGATTCCGCAGATTCGAGTTCTAACTTAACTAATTATAGTATTTGGCAAAGAACTTCTGGAACTACAACTCCATCTACCAGAAAACCTCTATTCTTTAAGAGAGGTGATAGTGATGAAGTGCCTGTTCCAAATGTACAATTCTATAGAGATTCTACTGCTCCTCACGATAGTGCAGGTGCTAGTGTATTTAATTTTCAAAGAAATGATATATTAAAAAGACCAGTAGTAGGATTTAGAAAGTATACCACAGACAGTGCAGGTGCTAATTCTGCATTTAACTTATATCCAGATAAAAAGACTCTTGTCAAGTTGTTTGGTAATCATAATAATACCACATCTGAGAACAGGATGTCAAGGTTTAAAACTAATTATCTCATAACAGATAATAGTTCCTTAGACAGTGCAAATGCAACTTTCTCTGCTTCAGATAGAATATCTTTCTTTTCAGGTAGGTCTGACTCAGATGCCATTGGTTATTCTGAAAACAAGTTGCGTGGTGTTAAGATTAAAACTAAAAGGTTTTCTAATGTTGCAGATTACGGTGGTGTAACCAGTGCGATAAGAAACTCATCTGCCGTTCAGAATCTAAAAGATAGTAATGGATACCATACCTTCGAGGTATTGTTTGATAAGAATACAAAATTCAATCTCAAATCATTTGATAGTGCATCACATGGTTATGGTATGGGTTCTGGTTTTTATCAATCAAACACTGGTAGCAGATGGCAAAATAGATTCCCAGTAGAGGGTTCAAGTTATCTTGAGGTCGATAGTGCAGGATTTACTAATGTATCAAGTGCAACAAGAACTCTTATAGATGCAATAAAAACAGCGAACAGTGGAATACTACCTGCCGCCTTTGATGCAAATCCACTAAACAATTCGAACAGTATGGGAGCATTAGACTCTGACCAAATCTCATTACTTACTTTCAGAGACTTTAAGGGTCTACAAGAGATGGACTCTGATGCTATCAGAGGTTCGATAGGTGGTAGAGCAAGACTAAGAATGCAGTTTCCAGATAGAGTTGGTTCGTATGCCGTACTTAGTGCCGTTCAAGGAACACCATTAGATAACGGATTTACTGGAACTTGGGTAGCAAAAGGAACTGCCACTGATACTAGAAGAGTGGTTGCTGATACACAAAATTATACTAGAGATAGAACCGAAAACTTTTCTAGAGATTTTGAAGGAGATTTCGCAGGAGAATATTCAAGAACCAGAAGCAGTAATTATCTAAGATTAAGAACATCTAATTATACTAGAGATTTTGTTTCTAATAGGGTTACTACAAGAACAAGTAGTTATTCCGCTGGATTCTTAGGTAACTATTCTAGAAACTTTACTCGTAATTCAACTAATACTTTTACAGGTAATTTTACAAGAACCTCAACTTATAGTAGTGGTTTTATTGGTAACTTTACTGGAGATTATACTGGAAATATTGCATACACTGGTGATTTTGTTGGTGACTATCAACAAACTGCTTCAGGTCATGCCGCTGGTACAACAATTACAGCTAGTCCTCTTGGACATATATCCACATACAGCTGGCGACAAGCAACTATAGGTGGTCAACAAGTAGCAGGATATTGGGGAGGCGGATATAAAACATATACAAATAGCACAAGCACAGTTCAATACTATATCGCTTTTAATTCAGATGATGATGGTGAAGGTGACTACTATTGGGACTATGCTGTGTTTGCTTTGAAACCTAGCACTACTGCAACTTTCTGGATAGATGGTAATGGTGGTTGTATGGCTCCAACTATTAGTGTTGGTGGAGTGAGTCAGAATATTTCTACTTCAACAAAAGCAAGAGCAATTCATTATGAATGTAGTTCTGAGGATTTCAACTATCCTAATTTTCCATATTCATCCAGTGTTTCAAGTTTACCGTTGGGTACTTATCCTACTTATACTAGAACCTCAACAAGGACATCAAATGTTCCAACTGATTACTCAAGAAATCGTGTAACAAACTATACAGGTAACTTTGCAAGGGTACTTACTTTTACACAAGATTTTACTGGTGACTTTACTGGTAACTTCGCAGGTGAATTTACTCGTATATCGCCTGGTAATTTTGCTAGAGATTTTGTAGGAGATTATACAGGAGACTTTACAAGAACTAGAGCATCTCTCTATACTAGAGACAGTGTATTTCTTGCATATCAAAATTATACTCGTGTAGCACAAGTAAATTATGTATCAGATTATGTGGGTAACTATGTAGGTAATTTTACGAGAGTTAGTGTATCAAATGCAGGAAATGATATAGTTGCATATCTTGGCCCTGACCCTGCAGCTTCATTCTATGGTGACACAGGGGAATATGAATATCTAGGCCCTGCTAGATTCACTGGTAACTATGGAAGAATCTTCGCCGCCAACTATACTAGAACTTTTGTTGGTGACTTTACTGGTAACTACAGTAGAGTTCTCGCAAGAACGGCAACACTAAGTTTTGCTAGAGAGTTCATAGGTAACTATACTGATGATTTCCAAAGGACAAGAAGTTCTGCCTTCCTTGCTACCGAAGGATTCAGTAGAGACTTCGAAGGTAATTTTGAAGGTAACTTTGCAGGTGACTTTACTAGAAACTTTGAAGGTAACTACGCAAGAGGGTTCGAAGGAGCATACGCAGGAGCATATGTAAGAGATTTTATTGGTGACTTCACTGGTAACTTTATAGGTAATTACACTGGTGGTATAATAACAACTCCTACAGAGATTATCAATACATATACCCTATACGCTAAAAAGGCATAAATAGTGTTATGGGTAATGTAGCACTTAGATTAGATTCGGCAAACGATGGAGACCTGAAAGAAATTTCTTCGGTTCAAGAAGAATATATTGCTTATCAGGCAGGTGTTTTTATCGCACAACAAGACTCTGCTTTTGTTGGTAATCTGGGAATAATCGATACAAGTGACCGTAACATTGGAACACTTACAGATACTTACTTTACTGGTTCTGAAGGTGACCACGGATTTGCAGGTGGTAATGCAACACTAACAACCGATACTACAACTTTATATCAGAAACTTGGTATTAACTTTGAACCTGATAGTGCAGGGTCGGTAAGACGAATACCCATAGAATTTGTAGATAATAGTGGTACACCTGAAATACATGAACTTGATTCAGGTGAGATTGATGCTCTTACTGATAGATTAAAAGCAATCTTATTCTCAAAACAATATGCAGGTGTATATAAGATTGGGTCAACCTCTCCAGGCGCTAACTATTCTGCACAAGGAGTAGTGTTCACTGATACTAGGTCTACAGGTGCAAGTCCAGTATCGATTGACTATAGTCTTTATCTAAAAGACTCAGATACATCAATAAAACCAACCACAATTAGACCCACCTATCTAAAGAAAGCAAACGGATTTACTGGTAGTTTCTCAGGAATCCAAGAGATGACCGATGTGGAAATCGGTGATACTTTTGGTCGTAGGATGGGTAGTAGGGTCATGAACTCTACAAATGGTGTTGGTGCTTACCTAATTAAAAGTGCAACTCAGGGTGCGCCTAGTGAAACTGGTACTTGGGTTGCTATGGGGACTGCCACAGATACAAGGCAGGGGACAGTCAATACAGATTATACTAGGAACTTTACAAGAACCAGAACATCAAATTATGGTGAAGCATTTACCAGAGATTTTGCAGGTAATTACATAGGTAACTTTACTGGAGATTATACCAGAGATTTTATAGGTGACTATTCCAGAAACTATGAGGATGATTATCAAAGAACATCTACTAGAGACTCTACAGTAGATAGGTCAAGCACATACACCAGAACTTCGACAAGAACTAGAACCTCTTCATACACCACAGATTTCGAAGGTAATTACGCAAGGAACTTTGAAGGTAATTATGCAAGAAACTTCAGTGCTGATTACACCAGAACTTCAACTAGAACAAGGTCTAGTGCTGATGGTACGACATATACTGGTAACTACACTGGGGACTTTACAGGTAACTATGCAACAAACTACTTAGGGAATGCCGCCTATACTGGTAACTTTGGGGGTAACTTCGCAGGTAACTATGCTCGTAACTTCTCTGCAAACTATGCTCGTGCTTTTACTCGTGCTAGAGCAGTTACCTATACTGGTAACTTTGTAGGTAACTATTCCAGAAGTGACTCATTTTATGGATTAACATTTAATTACACAAGAACTCGTGTAACAAACTATGTTGGTAACTTTACAGGTAACTATGCAAGAAATTATCTAGGTAACTATGCTCGTGCATATACCAGAACTTCGACAAGAGATTCGACAAGAACAAGTAATAACGCAGACGGTACAACATACACAGGTGACTTTACAAGAAATTCAACCAGAACATCAAGCACAAATTTCTTAGGGAATGCTGATTACGCAGGTAACTTTACAGGTAATTATACTGGTAACTATGCTAGAAACTATAGTGCTAACTATGCGAGAAACTATGTTGCCACATACACTGGTGACTTCACTAGAGACTTCGCAGGTGATTACACAGGCAACTATGCCAGAGCATTTACAGGTAACTTTGCAGGTGAATTCTTAGGTAATTACATAGGTAATTACTCTCGTGATTTCACAAGAACTAGAACATCAAACTATACTAGAGATAGTCAACGAGATAGTCAAAGAACCAGAACATCAAGTTATTCTGAAAGTTTTAGTAGAAACTTTGAAGGGAATTATACAGGAGATTTTGCAGGGACAACAATTAGTAACTTTATAGGAAGTGTAGAAACATATACTCTATATCTAAGAACTGCATAAATAAAACATATATATTATAAACACTATATTAGGAGATTGAAGTGGCAGATAGAAAATGGTTAGATAATGCTTTTTGGGAAACTCCCAGAAAACACATTCTAAATTGTATTAGTGAAGAAGACCTTGGTGGAAAGACCAGAAGGCAAGTTCACAAACTAGATAAATTTAATGAAGATGGAACAGAAAATGAAATCTTCAAGGAGTGTGTAGATTTCCTTGGGGTTGAATCAATTGATGCTTCTACTAAAAGAAGATATGAGACAAAAGCAAAAGAAGCAGAACTTAACAAACAAAGAAAACTTGAAGAAGCAAATTCTAAAAAGTTAGAAAAACTTTTCGAATACAAACTTGAAACTTTTGAGATTCCAGAAATCAAGGAATCAAAGAATCGTGCGTTGAAAAGTAAACTGCGTAGGTCTAAGTCAATACCTGAAGTAAATCTTTATGCTATGATGCTCGTGAAGGAATCAATTGAAAATGCAGAACAAGAGTAAAGGATTTGTAATAGTTGCATCCAGAAATGTAAACTTTTACAAATATGCTTGTAACTTGATTTCAGGTATTCGTGATTTCTATGAAGACGCAAATATAACTCTTGTTACTGAACCAAGATTTCTTGATGACAATCATGAAGCAGACAATGTAATACATTGTGATAATCACTATCGTGCCAAACTATGGGGTATGGCACAATCTCCATATGATATCACGATGTATCTGGATGCTGACATGGATTGTGAACATGAGGATATCATTAAAGTTTGGGATGAGATGAAAGACTATGATATGGTGTTTCATCAATTGACTCAAGAAAGAGAAAGGTTTTATGCAATACGAGAGTTTATATATGATGGTGGTATAGAGAAGTATACTTTATGTGGTGGGGTTTGTTTGTACCGTAGTGAGAATCCTTTGGTTATGGAGTTCATGTCTGATTGGTATGAATTATTTGTTCAACAACAAAGTAATCATTGGCAACCAAAAGGATTTGATGAATCACAATGGAACAATGATTTGAAACATTTTGACCAAACAACCCTTTGGTGGTTAACAGAAAGAGTAGACAAATACAAAGACTTAAAGATAGGTATCTTTGAAGATGATATAAGATGGAATTATTTTTCGCAGTATGCTCATGAAGGATTGAAATCTAAAGAAGGTAAACCACCTATCTTGAGACACTACTCAGGTTCTTTGAAAAAGGATGTGTTATTAGTATGATGAAAGATATCCCAATAAACAACCAAGAAGTTTTAGATGGTTTAAATAATTTCTTATGGATGTATGATGAAAGGGAAGAAATACAAAAGAATTTTCGTTTACATTCACAAGGTGTAGATAAAGATTACTTTACAGGTGATGAATATCGTGATATAATAGTTAAGCAAGATACCCAACATGAGGGGTTTCCTGATGAGGGAAGAAACTATAATATGAAACCACAACAGATGGTAAAGAGTTCAAATGCTAATCCAGACTATGTTGCCAAAGCAATTAGTAACTGGTCAAAATATTCAGGTAATCTACAAAATATTTTGTGTACAAGATTTAATGCATTAACAGTATTATATCCACCTAATGGGTTTCTTTCTTGGCATAATAATTGTAATGCGTCTGCTTACAATTTAGTGTTTAGTTGGTCTGAGACTGGTGATAGTGATTTTAGGTATATGGATACTGAAACAGGTGATACTGTCATCATGAAAGATGTAAAAGGATGGCAATGTAAGGCAGGATACTTCGGTTCATATGCTGACCCATGGACTAAAAGAGTGTATCATGCCGCTCGAACTGACTGTTGGAGAATGACAGTTTCCTTTATGTTTGACCAAAGTGCCATGTCTGAAGGCATTCAAGATGATGTAATTAGTGAAATAATGTTAAAATAGTAATTCTTAAAGCACAAAATTCATATAAATAAGAGTATTAGTTAAACACTCAATCATGGATTTTGTCGTATGGCACTAACGAATTACGAAGACATAGTTATAAATCAAGGCACAGACACCGCAATAGAGATTCACTTACAACATGATAGTGGGTCTGCCTTTGATTTGACTAGTAGGTCTGCATCTGCGAAAATGAAAAGAAGATTCGCAGATTCGGCAAATGACCCAGATACCGTTGCGTTCAATGCAATCATTGCGACTCCACCCCAATCAGGAATCGTAACTCTATCCTTGACAAATACCCAAACTGATGCTCTTAAAACAAGAGGAAGGTATGTATATGATGTAGAGATATCTCACACAGATAGTGATGGGAATACAATCATCCAAAGAGTATTAGAGGGACAAATAGAAGTGTCTCCTTCGGTAACAAAATAAGAGGTAGGTATGACCGAAAAAATAGTTGTCAAGAAGGTTATAGTAGGCACACCTGTCAGGAAAGTTACGGCAGGTTCTTTTGCTGTCACAAACCTTGGTGGTGTAGATGTCACTGCTACAGAAAGTGATGGTTCTATACTTGCCTTTAAAAAGACCACCCAGAATTACGAAGTAACAAAACTTACTGGTGACAGTGCATCTATACATGTTGCATATGATAGTGCAAACAGTGAATATGTATTCTCACTTGTAGGTAACAGAATTAATCAAAGTCTGATTCCAGATACAGATTCCGCATATGACCTAGGTGCATCCGATAAGAAATGGAAAGACCTTCACCTTAGTGGGGGTACAATAAACTTAGGTGGTCTTAGAATAAAAGACCAAAATGGTACATTTGTCGTTTCAGATAGTAGTGGAAATACTTTATTACAAAACACTAAATTTATCTCTGTCAAAGGTGACACGGATATTCTTGCGTATGATAGTTCAACATCAACAATAACATGGAATGATTCAGATGTAGCAAGAACAGATAGAATCGAAACATTCCACAAAGCAATTAAAGTTACAGACAGTGCAGAGATTACAAGCAATCTGACTGTGGGTGGTAACCTGAATGTAACAGGTGACCTTGTATATGATGATATGACTGCTGACTCTGCAACCTTTAGTGGAAGTGTTGCGATTGGAACGAACCTAAGTGTAGGTGGTAATCTAAATGTCGCAGGTGATTTAGTCTATGATGACATGACTGCTGATAGTGCCACATTTGCAGGTACAGTTTCAGTAGGTACAAATATTACATCACCATTAGGTCGTATTGTCAACCTTACTGGTGATTCTGCCACAGTCACAAACATTGCAAATACCCAATTCACTGGGTCTCAAGCAACGATTGATTCTGCTGATATTACCACACTTAAAGTTGGTAATCTAGTAGTAACAAGTGGTGACTCTGCTACAATTACAAACATTGCTAACACACAGTTCACTGGTTCTCAGGCAACCTTTGATTCCGCAAATATAGGTGGAGTCTCTATTGAGAACAATAATATTACTACCGAAGGTAAGATATATTATGCTAATGTGTTTAACAATGAGGGAGACCTTCCAAGTGCAGATGCCTATCACGGTATGTTTGCCCATGTCCATGGAACTGGTCGTGGATATTTCGCACACGGTGGAGCATGGCATAGATTAGTTGATTCATCAATGACTGATGAACAACAAGTATTCAGATTATTCTCAAGTAATGCTAGAGTTACAAATGCACAGATTGATAGTGCCACAGTAACTAATCTAGCAAATACTCAGTTAACAGGTTCACAAGCAACTTTTGATTCTGCGAACATTGGTGGTGTATCAATAGAAAACAATAATATCACCACAGGTGGTAAGATATACTATGCCAATGTATTCTCAACAGAAGGAGACTTACCAAGTGCAAGTGCCTATCATGGTATGTTTGCACATGTTCATGCAACAGGTAAAGGTTACTTTGCTCATGGTGGTGCATGGCATCAACTATTAGATAAGTCAAGTGCTAATGATAGTGCGACAATAACAAATCTAGCAAACACACAATTCACTGGGTCACAAGCAACAATTGACAGTGCAGATATCGGAACTCTAAAAGTTACTGGTAATGCTTCTGTTGTAGGTAATCTAGATGTTACTGGTGACCTAAACTTTGATGATGTAACTGCTGATTCTGCATCCTTCAGTGGAACAGTATCAGTCGGAACAAATGTTACATCACCTAATGCAACAATAACAAATATTACAAACACACAATTGACAGGTAGTCAAGCAACTCTTGATTCTGCCACAATTACTAACATTAGGTTCGATAATGTAGATGCACAGACAACTACAACTATTAGAAACTTATTCTCTGCATCTGGAGACCTATCATATGATAGTGCTTCTGGACAGTTCTCGTTTGATGTAGAATCTGTTTATACTAAGGCAAACTTTGATAGTGACCTTGGTGATGCAAACACAGGACAACTTCCAGAAGGAACTAACCTCTATTATACTACTGCAAGAGCAGATAGTGCTTTTGATGTAAGACTTGCTACCAAATCAACAAGCAATCTAGCAGAGGGTTCAAACCTCTATCATACCGTAGAAAGAGTACAAGATATCGTAGGTGCTATGGTATCGTCTAATACTGAGAGTGGTATTAGTGTAACTTACGAAGATGGAGATGGTACTTTAGACTTTAATGTCAATGACCCAACACTATCCTACACAGGAGATGTGACTGGTTCTGGAACTATGACCGACCTAGGCAATACAAGTATTGCTATGACTATTTCCGCAGGTGCGGTAGACAATGATATGTTATCAGGGTCAATCGCAAATGCTAAACTTACAAATTCAACTATTACAGTTTCAGATGGTTCAAATACAAGTCCAATAGCATTGGGTGGTACTCTAACATTCTCTGGAACAAGTAATGAAGTAGAAGTTGCAGAAAATGCAGGAACAGTAACAGTAGGATTACCAAGTGATGTCACAGTATCAAATGACTTAACAGTTAGTGGTAACTTGAATGTTAGTGGTACTACGACTCAAACTGGTTCTGTGGTAACTGATAACAACTTCCAAGGTCTAACTAACTCTAATACAGGAAACGCAACTGACTTTGGTTTCTATGGTAAGTATGTAGAATCAAGCACAACTAAGTATGCAGGTATTTACTACGATGCATCGACAGACAACACATTTAGATTATTTACAGATACCCAAACAGTACCTTCAACAACAGTCAATACTGGTGCTACAGGTTATACTGATGCAAATCTAGTTGTTAATAATATAACAGGTAATGATTTAGTTCTGTCAGGTAATCTGACCGTCAATGGGACAACAGTAACTAACAGTGCTACCAATACAACTATCGAAGATGCATTGATAGAACTTGGTTCTGGTAATACTGGAGCAAACTCTAATGACCTAGGTCTTATTCTTGAAAGAGGAACGACTGGTGATAATGTATTCTTAGGTTGGGATGAGAGTCAAGATAGAATTGTTTTCGCAACAACAACTGCGACTGGTGCATCGACTGGTGACCTAACACTTACAGATGCAATCATACAAGCATCAAGACTGTTCGGTAATGTAACTGGTGCATTAACAGGTAATGCTGATACTGCAACAACTCTTGCTAATGCTAGAAACTTCAGTATTACAGGTGGTGATATTACTGCCAATGCCATATCATTTGATGGTTCAGGTAATGTCGCATTAAGTGCATCAATAGATGCAACTGGGGTTGATTCAGGTACATATGGTTCTGGTTCATTAGTCCCAGTATTTACAGTCAACGCAAAAGGACAGATTGATAGTGCAGGAACAGTTTCCGTTGCAGGTGTCTCATCGACATCTTTTGATAGTGCAACTAATAAATTCACAATTAACACTGCTGATGGTAATAGTTTTGTTACTACAGTAGCATCAAGATTCTCTGCAATACCTGATAGTGACCTTACATTATCAAGTAATACTATAAGAGCAAATGACCTTTTTGTAGGTAATCTGCATGTAGACTCCGCAGATATTATTAAGATAGCAAGAGATAATCTATCGATTGCTGATGCAGGTGGGGACGGTTCGTTTGCTTATGATAGTGCATCTGGACAGTTTACATATACAGGCCCAAGTGCATCCGAAGTAAGAGCGCATTTCTCCGCAGGTGGAGACTTAGTATATAACAGTGGAACTGGTGAGTTCTCTATATCAAGACCTGAGATTGATTCGGCAGGAGTTAGAGCATTAGTATCTGTAACAGATGCAGGTGGAGATGGTTCACTAGCATATAATAACAGTACAGGAGTATTCACATATACAGGCCCAAGTGCTTCAGAGGTAAGAGCGCATCTGACCGCAAACAAAGGTTTATCTGTATCATCTGGTGAATTTAATATTGACTCTGCCAATGTGAAAGGTATGTTTAGTGCTACTGGATTTGGATATAATTCAGGAACAGGTGCATTCACTGTAACTGGACAGAATGTAATGGACTTAATTAAGACTGTGGATTCTAATGGTTCTGGTTTGAATGCCGATACTCTGGACGGACAACAAGGTTCTTATTATCGAATCGATGTATTTAATGCTTCAGGGTCACTTCTGAACTAAGGATAAATAGAGATATGCCTAGAAAAAGATTAAACACAAGAGATGACTTTATAGACTACTGTCTTCGTAGATTAGGTCATCCAGTTATCGAAATCAATATCGATGACCAACAGATAGAAGACCGTGTAGACGATGCATTACAAATCTTCCAAGATTATGTTGCTGAAGGTTCTTTCCGTGCGTACATCCCTGTGACAATCACTCAAACTATGATTGACAATGCAAAGATTGATTTCGACACAGATGTTACTTTCACAACAATAAATGCAGAGAACATAATTCAAGTGGTAAAGGTTTTACCATTCGATGATTCAGGGTCATCAACAAACTTCTTTGATATCAAGTATCAAATGAGATTGAATGACTTTTTCCAATTAGAACAGACTGTGGGTGACCTTGCATACTACGAACAGATGCAACAGTATATCGGATTGATTGATATGAAACTGGTAGGAACACCACAGATACAATTTAGTAGAAACGGAAACACTCTACAGATATGGGGTGACCTAGTAAACAACGGTGACTTGAAAGTCGGTAAGACAATTGCGATTGAGATGTATGTTGCCGCTGACCCAGATGAAACTGGGAATAGACTATGGGATAATCAGTTTCTAAAAGAATATGCTACTGCCTTAATCAAAAGACAATGGGGTGAAAACCTCAGTAAGTTTGAAGGAATGCAACTTCCAGGCGGTGTAACAATCAACGGTAGACAAATCATAGAGGACGCAAACCAAGAGATTGAAGTCGCAAGACAAAGAATTTATAATGAATATGACACTCCACCAGACTTTTTTATGGGATAAACCATGGCAACCAATAGGTTTTTCAAATATGATGTGCGTTCAGAACAGAATCTTTACGAAGATATAACTATTGAAGCACTCCAAATGTATGGGCAAGATGTATACTATCTGCCCAGAGAGGTAATTAATAAGGATAAAATCTTCCTTGATGATGTTCCTTCTCGTTTTGGTAACGCATATAAAATCGAAATGTACATCGAAAACACCGAAGCATTTGATGGTGAGGGTGACTTATTCACAAAATTTGGTGTAGAACTTAGAGACCAAGCAACCTTTATTGTTGCTAGAAAGAGATGGACTAAACTCATTGGTGATAGATTAGCATCTGCTAACTTCCGTCCAAGAGAAGGTGATTTGATATTCTTACCTTTATCTAAGTCTATCTTTGAGATTCGTAAGGTTGAAACTGAAACACCGTTCTTCCAAGTAAGTCAACTGCCTACATTTAGAATGACTTGTGAGTTGTTCGAATACAATGATGAAGACCTTGATACTGGTATCGCAGATATCGATGTTGTAGAGTTTGAAGGTGCATACACATATAAACTTACAATGGATTCGGCATCTTCAGGTTATGTGACAGGTGAAAAAGTATCACAATCTGGTGGTACATATGATATGGTTGGTGAAGTATCACACTTTACTGATTCAGGTAATATTCTACAGATTGTACATGCAGGTGCTACAGATGGTAAATATCATACTTGGATAACGACCCAACAAGTAGTTGGAGCGGAATCAGGTGCGGTAGCAACACCCACACTAGTAGAAGAATTAAACAAGATACAAGAAGGTGAACAGAATAAGATATTTGATGACTTTGAGAATGACTTCTTAGACTTCTCTGAGTCCAATCCATTCGGAGATATTTCATAATGTTTGGAACACATTTCTATCACAAGAGAGTTAGAACCGCAGTATCCGTCTTTGGGTCACTGTTCAATAACCTGTATGTGATAAGAAAGAATAGTTCTAACGAGGTAATCTCACAAGCAAAAGTTCCTTTATCATATGCACCAAAGAGAAACTTCTTGCAAAGAATTCAAGAGATGAATAATGGTGAGGATGCAGAAAGACGAGTAGCAATCAAGTTACCAAGAATGTCTTTTGAGATTACTCAGATGACATACGATGCAGAGAGACAACTGCCTAAAACAAACAATATTTCAACTGCTATTGCCAACAGTGTGAATAGCAGACAAAAACTATTTACTTCGACTCCGTATAATATATCGTTTCAATTGAATGTATATGCGAAGTCGCAGGACGATGCCCTACAGATTGTAGAGCAAGTATTACCGTTCTTTACACCACAGTATACTGTGACTGTAAAACCTTTTAGTGATATCGCAACTCTAACAGAGGATGTGCCTATCACATTGACTGGTGTACAGATGCAGGATGACTTTGAAGGTGCAATAGAACAAAGAAGAACCATTGTGTATTCTTTAGATTTTGATATGAAGATTGCGTTCCATGGGCCTCTGAATGATGGTAAAATCATTCGTGATGTCCGTAACGAATTCTTTATTATTGGAGCAGGACTTGCAGACTCCGATGAGTATCTGCAAACATTGAAAGTAACTCCTAATCCTGTCAGTGTAAGCATGGACAGTGACTATGGATTTACAGAAACAATCTTAGACAGTGACGGTAGTTAGATGAATGACAAGGTAAAGAATGATTACGAATACTCTCGTGACACATATTATGAGTTATTAGAAAAAGGTAAAGAGAGTCTTGAGTTGATGATTGATGTTGCTCGTGAAAGTGAACACCCCAGAGCATTTGAGGTGTTATCCACTATGATGAAAAACATGGCAGACATCAACGATAAATTAATGGATTTGAATAAAAAGAACAAAGACATTAACAAAGAGGACGAACCTAAACAATTAGGTAATACCACGAATAACTTGTTTCTTGGCACGACAGTAGATTTACAAAGATTAATACAAGATGAAAACAAAGGCGTGGTAATTGATGCAGAACCTACAGACGAATGACCATTATCTTGGCAATGTAAATGTCAAGAGAGATGGAGTCAAGCATCAATTTACAGAAGATGAGGTCAAGGAATATGTCAAGTGTGGCAAAGACCCAGTATACTTCTGTAAGAAATATCTAAAAGTTATTTCACTTGATGATGGATTAGTTCCATTTGAACTATATCCTTATCAGGAGAAGATGTTCGAGCATTTCAATAATCAGAGATTTTCTATCATTCTTGCTTGTAGGCAATCTGGAAAATCGATATCGTCTGTCGGTTATCTATTATGGTATGCTTGTTTTCATAGCGAGAAAACGATTGCGATTCTTGCAAATAAGGGTGCGGTGGCAAGAGAGATGTTATCTCGTGTTACACTCATGCTTGAGAATCTGCCGTTCTTTCTACAGCCTGGGACGAAGGCACTCAACAAAGGTTCGATTGAGTTTAGTAATAACAGTCGTATTATTGCCAGTGCTACCTCTGGTAGTTCCATTAGGGGTATGTCTGTTAATTTACTATTTCTTGACGAGTTTGCATTCGTGGAGAGAGCAAACGAATTCTACACCTCGACCTATCCAGTTATCTCCGCAGGTAAGGATACTAAAGTCATCATTACAAGCACTGCGAATGGAATTGGAAACACTTTCCACAAAATCTGGGAAGGGGCAACGCAAGGAGTAAATGAATTCAAACCGTTTACGGTCAACTGGTGGGATGTTCCAGGCCGTGACGAGGAATGGAAAAGACAGACTATTGCAAATACATCTCAATTACAATTTGACCAAGAGTTTGGTAACACTTTCTATGGAACAGGGGATACTCTTATCAATGCAGATACATTGCTTTCATTTAGGGCAAATCCCCCAAAAGAACAACATGAGGGAGGCGATTTACTAGTATACGACACCCCTCAGTCAAAACATGAATACATCATGACTGTGGATGTATCAAAGGGAAGAGGACAGGATTATTCTACCTTTCAGGTAATCGACATTAGCAGGAGACCGTTCAAACAAGTTGCTGTCTATCGCAATAATTCTATATCTCCAATACTCTTTCCTAATATTATATATAAGTATGCACATCTCTATAATGATGCATATGTGGTGATTGAGTCCAATGATTCTGGACAAGTAGTATGTAATGGTCTATATCATGACTTAGAATACGATAATATACACCTCGAATCGGCAATTAAGGCAGACCGAATCGGTATCGAAATGAATCGAAAGGTCAAAAGACTTGGTTGTTCTGCAATCAAAGATATACTTGAACATAGAAAATTACATATTCAAGACGAACAAACAATACTAGAAATATCAACATTTGTTTCTAAAGGACAGTCCTATGAAGCAAGTGATGGTAATTACGATGATTTAATGATGAATCTAGTTATGTTTGGATACTTTGTATCCACTAGTTATTTCAGTGAAATGACCGATATCAATCTTAAAGAAATGATGTTTAAGAAGAAGATGGAAGAGATTGAACAAGATATTCCACCTTTTGGACACATAGATGATGGGGTTGATAACTATGAAAGAGACCAAGAAGCAAAATATTGGCAAGAAAAGTTCGGTCAAGGTACAGTTTCAGACTGGGAGTAATTCTCAAAACCTATCTTTGTATAAATAGAAGTATTGAGAAACTACCGTATTATGAATTAACTTATAATTAGATTAACGAAAAAAGGAAAAGGTTATGGCACTTTTTACACCCTCTGCTTCTCCTGCCGTAACAGTTAAAGAAATTGACCTAACAGGCGTAGTGCCTAATGTTCAAACTTCTACTGGTGCGTTTGTGGGGAACTTCGGATGGGGGCCTGTAGGCGTTTCTACTCTAGTCTCTGATGAGTCTGGATTAGTTAGCACCTTCTCTGCTCCAACCGATGATAATTCGGTAGACTTTCACTCTGCCGCTTATTTCCTTCGATATTCTAACTCACTGTTCGTTGTAAGAGAATGTGATAGTGATGCTAAGAATGCCGTAGGAAACCATACCAGTCTTGGTTCTTTAACTGCACAAAAAGTGAACAATCTAGATGCTTTCGAAGCATTAAGCATTGATTCATCTGATGGTGCATTTATTGCTAAATATCCAGGCTCCCTTGGTAACTCTATCAAAGTTTCTATCTGTGGTTCAGATAGTGACAATGGTGGTGTAACCAACTTTAACTCTTGGACTCATAAAGATGAGTTCGATGGTGCGCCTGGAACATCTCAGTTCGTTTCTGACCTAAATGGTAAGAATGACGAGATTCATGTTATAGTAATAGACCAAGATGGTTTAATAACAGGAACACCTGACACTGTTCTAGAAACATTCCCATTCCTCTCTGTAGCAAAAAATGCTAAGAGAAGTGATGGAACATCAAACTACTATAGAGATGTTCTGAAACTTCAATCTGACTGGGTATATGCAGGTAGACTCCATACTGGAGATTCTGCTAGTGTATCTGACTTTATTGGAGCAAACTGGGATACTAACTCAGTAAAAACAGGTACAACTCAAGACTTTAAGTCTGACTTTGTATTCTCTTCTGCTCAAAATGACTGGAGTCTAGACGGCGGTGTCACATCATCTACTTTAGGAACAGACGATGTTCTTAGAGGATTTGATAATTTTGAAGACAAAGACAATATAGAAGTTGACTTCTTAATTGCTCCAGAGTCGTTGACAGATACAACTGCGGCGACTATCGTAAATGACTTAGTATCAACAGCTGCATCTCTCCGTAAGGATTGTGTTGCCGTTGCATCACCAAGTCGAAACGCTGTTGTAACACTAGGTACTAATACAGGTATCCTAGCATGTAACAACAACTATACAAAGTCCTCATACTTGGTACAGGACAACAATTATCTGAAAGTATTTGACAAATATAACGACAAATTCATTAAGATACCTGCTAACTCTTCAACCGCAGGACTAATGGCAGCCACTGATTTGGTCGCCGCAAACTGGTTCTCACCAGCTGGTTCTCGAAGAGGTAGATATCTAGGTATCACAGATATTATTGTTTCACCTTCCAAGGCAGAAAGAGATGCTCTGTATAAAGCAGGAATCAACCCAATTGCTAATATCCCAGGCGAAGGGATAATTCTATTCGGTGACAAGACAAACGAATCAAGACCTTCTGCATTTGACAGAATTAATGTTCGTAGATTGTTCCTTGGTATCGAAAGAGCAATTGCTATCGCAGGACGAAATGTCATGTTTGAATTCAACGATGAATTTACTCGTGCAGAATTCGTCAATATCGTAGAACCTTTCTTGAGAGAAATCCAAGGTCGAAGAGGTATTACGGACTTTAGAGTTGTGTGTGATGCTACAAACAACACACCAGCTGTGGTTGATAGAAATGAATTTATCGCATCTATCTTCATCAAACCAGCGAGAAGTATTAACTTCGTGACACTTAACTTTGTCGCAGTTAGAACTGGAGTTGAGTTTGAAGAAGTAGTAGGCACAGTTTAAGGAGTAAGGTAAGATGGCAATTCTAGGAGTAGATGACTTTAAGTCAAAACTAAGAGGTGGTGGAGCAAGACCTAACCTATTTAAGGCAACGGTTAACTTCCCAGGCTATGCAGGTGGTGATGTAGAACTTACATCATTCCTATGTAAGGCCGCCCAGTTACCTGCATCTGTAATGAATGTAGTTGAAATACCATTCCGTGGTAGACAACTTAAAATCGCAGGTGATAGAACTTTCGAATCTTGGACTGTAACTGTCCTGAACGATACGGACTTCAATGTTCGTAACGCAATGGAGAGATGGATGAATGGTATCAATGCTCACCAAGCAAATACAGGTCTGACTAATCCAGTGGATTACCAAGCAGACTTGATTGTTGAGCAACTCGACAGAGATGAGTCCGTCATCAAAACTTACAACTTTAGAGGTTGTTTCCCAATTAATGTCAGTGCTATTGATGTTAACTACGAGACAGTCGATACAGTTGAGGAGTTTACAACTGAGTTCGCAGTTCAATACTGGGAATCTGGAACAACTAGTTAATCTAGTTATACATATAAAGGGGAAGGGGAGATTGGTCTTCTTCCCCTTAATTTGAGAGTTATAATATATGGCAGAACAAGATAATAGTATACTAAAACTCTTTGGTTTCGAACTGCGTAGAGCAGGTTCTACTGCGGAACTAAAGGATAAGGAAAAACTGAAATCTATTGTTACCCCTACCGATGATGACGGTGCAGGGTATGTTACTGCGTCTGGTTCACATTATGGTCAATTTATTGACATGGATGGTGCGAAGGCAAAAGACAACGCACAGTTAATCCTAAGATATCGTGGTGTAGCACAACATCCAGAAGTGGATGCCGCTATCGAAGATATCGTAAATGAATCAATCGTAGGTTCAGAAGGTGTCTCTTGTGAACTCAACCTTGATAGGGTTGATAAAGTAAGTGACGCAATTAAGAAACAGATTGTAGACGAATTTAATAACATCTATACCATGCTCAAGTTCGGTGAACTTGGACATGATATATTTCGTTCATTCTATGTAGATGGTAGACTTTATTTCCATCTCGTAGCAAACGAATCAAATCTAAAAGCAGGTATTCAAGAGATTAGACCTATTGATGCTTCAAAGATTCGTAAAGTAAAAGAAGTCAAGCATAAGAAAGACCCTGTAACTGGGGCAAAGAT